ACTGTCTCACCCCATGTCTCACGACGTTGCTCATCCTCTTTCCACCGGGCGTACCGGGAGAGGGCGATAAAGTTCTGGTAGTCTGTTGGTAGGTAGTTATTCATGTCTCACTCCGTTAATGTTTTTATGTGTCTTATGTCGGCTCCGTCTACATCGTAGAAGTATTCACGTATGCCATCCTCAATCTCCGTGCCGACATCTTCGTCGGCAGGGATTGGATATTCCTCTGGGTCTATGTCAATGGTAATGAAGACTTTAACTCTCATCGTAGCAGCCTTCTACTTCCTCTATCAGCTTGGTTAGATACCACTGTGCTTTCTTGAGGTCTTCTGTACCATTCTTGTAGCGGTAACGCCACAGATACTTCAGGATGTTGCCCTGTAGGTAATACTCATAGCCATCACCTGTAGCAGCGCGGATGGCGTCAATGCACTCGACTCCAGCTTTGTTGTAGTGAGGTGGACTGTTGACCATATCGGTTTGTTGCGCAGCCCAATTAGCGTTTGCCATGCTTTGAAGGCTTGCCATGCTCTCTTCCTTTGCTTTCATCTTCATGTACTCCTCATGTCTCATCAGGCACTGCCTTTTGTCTTGCTTCCGAAACTAAGATGTACGATGTTGCCATCCTCTTTTGTGATGATCACGCCGTCATCATCTTCTAGCACAGTTTCTTCCTCCATGTCAACAACTTCTATCACATAGTTGTGGACAAGGTTACGAAGCCCTTCGTCTGCTTCCATGATAGGTACTGTCGCACACATCATCTTACAGAAGTGCATGACCTGTGTATATCCCTCATCATCAAGGGGGTTTTCAGCCTGAGAGATAATGGATATATCAATCTCACCTGTCCATTCTCCGTTCACTTCTGTGGGACGGACGCGGATCACAAAGTCGCCCTCATCAATCTGTACTTCCATTGTCATCTCCTTTTCACTTTGGTTCCGTTGAACTTGATAAACTTGGGGTGCTTGTTCTTCCCCTTTTCTTTTAGCCAATCTTCTGGAATGATACGATCATAGCATCTAAATCCGTACTTGTCACACCACTCTCCGTATGTTGACTTGGCACCCTTACGTAGCTTCCGTCTACTATTCTCGAAAACAAAGCGAATGTCAAGCTGCGGATGTTGCTTCTTGATGGCTAGGTGTTTCCTTCTATCCGCCGCAGTGAACATGCCTTTGGTCTCAATGATAATACCGTTGTGTAGCACGAAGTCAGGAGTGTAGGTGCGGTAGGCAAGGTCTTCCCATTCGATCTTGATGTTCTCGTAATCGTACGTGATGTTGAGTTCATCAAGGTAGATGGACAGCTTATGCTCTAGTCCACTCCTGTATCCATATTTCCGCGCTGCACGAAACGCTTTGTAATTAGGCATACTCTTCAGCCAAACTCACATATGCAACAGTCTTAGGCTGCTTTGCCTGAGAGACAACAGAGGGCCGCTCCTCAAGCCCCGGCCAGCAAGCAAAGCGGTAACGGCAGAAGCCGCACTCCGTAGACAGGACTGTATTGCCTGTCTCCTTGCCCCGAAACTTTTCTGGTACAGCATCAAAACAACGCTCAAACTTGTTCTCCTCCAGTGTGTTTGCAGTTTCTTGAATATGGCCTACTTCCTTCTCAATGTCAAGACCTGTAGCTGGCACGTATTTGAACTGGCCGTTGGCTTTGTTCACTACCCACCATCCACCTGCTTTCTTGTTAGCAGCCTTGGCATATCCAGCAAGCTGTGCTACATACCCAAAAGCATCACCCTGTCTAAGAGTGTCGAAGGATTCAAACTTGTTAGTATACGACCAATTAGATGCTGACTTGACATCATCAACAGCACCGTCAATAACAATATCATAGGTGCCAGAGATGGATGTACCGTCGTCAAGGTTGAGCGTAACTTTCGCATCATCTTCATACTCCACTCCTGCTTCTGTAAGTAGCCCCTTGAAGACAGCTTCAACGATGTCTCCAATCATCATGTTCATCACGAATGTTGTTGGCAGAGGTAACGCTTTCTCTGGTTCATTCTTGTCGAACCAAAGCTGACAAGTCGGTCTGCCTACATTAGACATGCGCAGACCAAACTCATCCCGCTTGTTCCCCCCGCCAAACTGACGCGCAACAGCAGCCATGACATCCGTACCAATCTGTTGGATCGTGTCTGTCGTCATGGTGGACTTGCCATTAGCGGCATCCTCCATGTACTGATGCAGTGCCAGTTCAGCAGGGTGGTTCATTACGCTACCTCTTCATCGTCAATGTCAATCATCCCATCAGTGATGGCGATGTCATCCTCATCATCATGCTGAGTTGCCTTCTCAGCGTAGGTGTTGATGATGTACTCGTTGTAGTTCTGCACCCACGCCATGAAGTCAGTGAACAGGTTTTGATCAGACTGCTCAATGTCCACGATGTTGGTCAGGTTGACCGTAGTCACAGGCAGGAAGAAGCTATTACCATTAGGCAGCTTGCGCTCCTCTGTGGCTGCGTCTACTACGTGCTGGATAGGCAGACGCTTCTGCTTGGCAAAGGTAGCAAACACCTCGCCCCAGCCCTTGAAGGCGTCACGGTTGTCTACTTCCCAGATGAAAGGCACAGTACCTACCTCAACTGAGGTACCCTGATCGTCCGTAGGATTGACAAGTTCAACGGTGCCGAAGATTACACGCACTCGTTTGATTTGCCTAATCAAGTCCTGTGTTTTCTCAGGAAGAGACTTGAAGTCTTGGATGTAGCCAGCCGGTTTGCCACAGTTGAAGCCGCCATCATTGTCCTTGAGGTCAATGTTCAGGCTGTCAGCCATGACAGTCTTGATGTAGCGGTTGGGTGCATTACCTGACCCCATAACGAAACGCTTGTACATAAAGCGTTGCATGTACGGACGGATACGTGCAGCAGAGGCGTAGTAGGTGGGGCCATCAGGAACTTCCAGTTTGTATTGTCCACCCTCAACGACTTCCACATTCACCTTTTTGCCCTTGACTTCAGCAAGCCCCATGATTGGGGTGTGATGGATACGCAGACGAGCAAGGGTGCTAGACTTCTTGCTACCACTCGTACCCTCGTTAGCGATACCCATCGCCTTTGCCATGGCGGCATAGTTGTTGGTATCAATCGTAGTGATCTCGTTCATATATTTTATACTCCTTCTTTCGAGTTAGAATCCATAGTTATATCACGACACATCTTTCGTGTCAAGCCAGTTGGGGCCAATTTTTGCCTCAAGTTCTAGTGGAACATTGAACGCCAACCCCCAACGTATAGCGATCAAGTCAGGCAGCACCTTGTTAGTCTCCTGAATTATTTGGATTACTCTCTGTTCCTCATCAGGGTGAACGTCAACTACGATGCTATCGTGAACAGTATTTACCACGCAGGACTGTATACTGTCAAGCAGTTTTTCGATGTGCAGCAGGGCAATTGGTACGATATCTGCCGTAGCAAAAGACTGTACAGGGTAGTTTTTGATTTGGGTAAAATGCGACACACGCCCACTTGCCTTGCGGACTACATCGGGGAAAGCAAACTGCCGACCTGATGGGGTAGTAATGTACCCTGTGTTTATAGCCTCTTTAGCCAGTCGGGAATGCCAATCCCCGATACCTTGGTACTTCTCCGTGAAGTGTGTGTAATACTCTGCCTCCGCTGAAGTTCGCCCAAAGCCTGTTGCCCCATAAAGCGGAGCAAACGTGTGCGCCTTCGCAGTCTGACGATCCGTAGGTTGACCAGCGTCGGTAATAACTTTAGCGGTGTATGAGTGTACATCAAACCCAGTAGATACTTCCTCAATTGCAACTCCATCCTGTGAGAGATAGGCAGCAGCACGGAACTCAAGCTGTGCAAAGTCTGCCTCCATGATCTTACCGCCTTCCCAGCGGGAGACGAATACCTTCTTGACAGGGAAGGTGCCACCACGCGGCATGTTCTGCATGTTAGGCTCCGCACCTGACAGGCGTCCTGTCGCAGTACGATGTTGCAGCAAGCGGACATGCAGCTTGCCGTCCTGCTTGGTGAACATCTTGATGCCCTCAACAAACGAGGACAGATATGTATCGACAGCAGACAGGCGTCGAACTTTTGACAGGAAGTCAACAGCATCTGTCATTCCTTTGACACGTGCTGCTTTCTCCAATGTCTCAAGGTTCAGCTTGCTTGTGCTGAACCCATTGGCACTAGCCCACTTACCTGACGGTGGCTTGAACTTGAGGCCAGCAGTCTGATTGGTAGGCTGGAACAGGTATCCCTGTGCATCACACACCTTGCACCGATTGGGTTTGGCAAAGGGTGTGCCGTCCTTCTTGACCTTGCGGACATACCCGGTGCCGTTACAGTCGCGGCATTGTACTGCTCGTGTCTTTGCGAGGCGAGTGGTATGTGCATTGACCAGATGACGAAAGTCTGTATCAGTCATGTATGGGTCAATCTGTGTGGCCCAGAACTGTTTGTCGTTTACCTTGCGGCTGTAGATTACCCAAGACAATTGCTCTGGGCTGTTGAGATTGATTGGCGTGTCGCCCATTAGCTTACGGACCTGTGCTTGCAGGTCAGACACAAGCTGGTCACGCTCCTGCTCAAACTCTGTGCGCACCTCGTCCAACGCTTGCTTGTCTACCGTGAAGCCGCGCTGATAGATGCGTGACAGGCACACAGCAACCTGATTGGTCAGATCAACCGTACCCATAAGGCCACTGTCAGCAGGGGTGTTGAGCCTGTACATCAGTCTGTCTGCCAGTTGCTGTGTAGCATGTAGGTCATGCGACAGGTACTCTGACAGTTCGTCCAGAGGAATAGTGCGTGTGCTGTAGCCCTTTCGGAAGTACTCCTTCAAGGTGTCTTGCTTCTTAGTGTCAAGATCATAGCGTTCAGCACACGCCTCAAGGGATAGTGGTTCCTTGATGCCGCGTTGCAACACATACTCTGCCAGCATCGTGTCGAACACAGGGCCATCATACTTGAAGCCACTCTCCCACAGCCACAGCAAGTCGTGTGCTGCGTTGTGCATGATAAGTACAGTGGCCTTGTCCAGTTCGTTCTGAACCAACTCATGGCTTCCTATTCCCTTAACAACCATCTCAGAATGGTCAAAGGTAACAATAGTCTCCTTGCCTTGGTCTGTGAGCATACCCACCATGACCAGTGTATTCTCCGGCTCGAATGGATCAAGGTGCATCTTGCCATCACGATGCGTGACGGTATTCTCTACATCAAGTGTTAGTTTCATCCTTCATACCTCGCTGTCAAATAGTCCAGTTCACAGTTTACCATACCGTGCCAGCCATTCAACTTGTTTTTTACAATATTCATGTGCCGCAGTGGGCTGTCCTCCTCCTGTCCCTCGACAGTCGGTGACTTAC